TTACGAGAAGCTGCGGGTGGCCTTGTCGGCAGGCCATCGCCGGTTGATTGATAATACACACGAAAAAGAGCGTGTGGCTTATCTAGGATAAAAAGCCATAAAAAATCAAAAAGCCCTAAAAAATCAAAAGCCCTAAAAAAACAAAAAGCCCTAAAAAACAAAAAGCCCTAAAAAAACAAAAAGCCCTAAAAAACAAAAAGCCCTAAAAACAAAAAAAGCCATAAAAAACACAATTTAGAGATCGATTACAAAATGCAACGGCTTATTTTTTTACAAAAAAACACCACGTGTGCCCACGTTGAGGACCATCTTCACGACCAGGGCGGTTTGGATGAGGGCCTGATGCCAACACTTTCCATGGACTATCTTCCTGAGTTAGATTTTTGTAAACAAGGTCGTTCTTCAGATTGTCAATGTCATCAAGACCAATGACCTTGAGAGAGTGAGCATACTTCTTCACCAGCACATTGAAGTCAAAGATGGAACAGAACTCACCCCCATCCAAAAATACAAACTCCACATCATCGGGTAGATCATTGCCAACCAGAGGCGCCTCGTGGGTCTGGCTTGCCTCAATGTCAAAGTATTGTAGCTGATCAGAAAATTTTGGATGGGTTTGCACATACTCCCGCGTTACCATTTTATCAGATAGTTTGCCCCACAATAGGTGAAGATCCACATTTCCCTTTTCCTGGGTGGTCCAGAAGTCTTGTCCAGACTGGCAACGCCCCTTGTCAGCCTCCAGAGAATAAAACAATGTCTTGTCGCTGCGCTGAACAAGGCCATTCATGATGCATTTGGTGCTTCCGCGACCGTTCCAAGTCCCAACCTCGATGAAATTCTTGAACTCCGGGTTCTGAACAATCTTGGCTAGGAACTGTCCAACGGGTGTAGAAGCGCCGAGCTGGCCCTCAGGGAAACTGCTGACAGGATAGCGAAAGAGTTCGTCCATTTGTTATACTCAAAACAATTTCTTTTAAGTTATTTTACGCGGCTTCTCACTTGAATGTCTTTGAACTTCCAGCAGCAGCACGGCGTTCACGCTTAGCATCTGACTTTGCCTTGTTCTCGGCTGCGAGCTCTGGGTTAGCTTTTGCCCGATTTTCCTTGGCTTTCAGTTTCTTTGCGGCAGCTTTTTCTCCAGACGAGAGTTTGACATTCACTTTGTCAATAGCCATGATGGTATTACAATATACTTTTTTTCTCGCAAAATAACTTAAATATTTGTATTTCCCGTATGATATACAATGTTTCAGTTGGGTTTTATTGGTCACGAGCGTTTCTACGAGGAAACAATTGCAGGCATTCCGGAAGATGATGTCAAGAAACACATCCGCATTGTGTGCGTAAATGAGAAGCTTCCTAAGTTCATCCCCGAGAGCTTCCCCAAGGAATGTATCCATAATGAATGGGAGATTCCAGAGTATGAAAAGTTCTATCAGGAGAACAACTACTACCAGAACTCGGTGTTCTTCAACACCATGAACATCATCGAGACCCTTGGTCTGGATCAGATTGGGTTTTTCCAGTATGATATGAAGATGTCTCCTGAGATTTTTGACCATATTAAGCGCAGTTGCGCCGAAGACAAGGATGCATCGATTGCATTTTACCCATACCCCATTGAGCAGCTCTTTGAAATTGTCAAACCAGGCGCGTGGCAGTTCATCATCCAACAGTATAGCAACTTCTTCCAGGTTCCAGTGGACCCCATTCTTCTTGAGAGCAAGAAGTTGGCACTTTTCCACACATTTGTCATCCCCAAGAAAAACTATTGCCGTATGATGCACTTTACCAAGAAAGTATTGCCCAATATTCTAACCTTCCTGACAGAAACTGGGACCCGTCACATTGCTGGCACTCTCGAGAGACTGTTTGCGCTGTTCCTGAACCTCGAAATTGTCACTGGTAATATGGCTGACTTTGAATGGATTGATGGTCTGATTCACGATGATGTTAACCTGAGGCTGCGTGACGAGTTTCGTGGTGTGAGTTTACACAAGTAATTATTCTTCAGAATCATCAGAATCATAATTAATTTCCCGCTCCTTTGGCGTCAATGAATTTTCGGCTGCTTCTATGACCATTTTTCCAAAAAGGAACACACCAAGGAGAACACTCGTGGAGAAACTGCGCTCGGACCAGATTGTAATCATATCAATGCTCGTGGGAGACAGCCTAGACCTAACAACCCGCGTGGGGCGAGTGATTACGATGGGGCGAGAGGTAGGAATAAAAACGCGCATGGTAGTAGCACGCATGTTTGTAAGAGTATATTGATACGCTTCCAACCCGTGGTTATAATCTAGTTCTGTCGATATGCGACTTGTACCTTGGGGGCAAATGCCCACCGGTTTTCGTGCATGATACTATCCATTTCTTCCTTGGTGTACTCCTGCTTGATTCCTAGCAAGGTGCGGAGTTCTTTTGGCGAACGTCCACGGATGAGATTGGCAACTGCCATAGACGCCTTCTTGAGTAGCTGCGGAATGTTTAGGAAATTGGCAGCCGACAGAACAAGGATGATTTTGTTAATGTCCATGTCAAAAAACACAGAATCAAATTCCTTATCTTCTTTTTCAACATGGTGATTTGAATAAAACTCGCAGAACTGGATGATCAACTTCAACGTGTCAGAATCCACATTGGGGATGGGGACAGGATCTTCAGTTCCCATATCCTCGATGATATGAGCAATGGTCTCAGATTGTTTGGCAACCTCCTCATCAACAAAGAAGACAGAACCATCACCAGTGAATAGCTGGACAGACATTTTGATTATGAGTAACACGTATCATTTAAGATACCAGTTCTGTCGATATGGTGATAATAAAATATTGAGTTCTTTTATTATATAATATGTTTCCCAATGGAACTCTTGTGAACCAGACTCTGCTGTTCCCGGATTTACCGTCTAGAACCATAGCACCCATTCGCCCAGGAGGGTCGCTGTCACCTTCTCCGAGCCCCGTTGCAGACATCACTATCATTGGAAAAGTGTTAAAAATTGTTAATCCAAATGTAGTAAAAATAACATACAGAAAACCAGGTGGTCTTGTTGTCACACCAGATGTGACTAAACAAAATCATGGTCTTTCGACGGAAGATTCCGTAACAGTTACTCTCCATGGAACACCCCCATATTTGTTAAAGAGCATAGTAGAAGCCCCCAAATCAGCTGAGATCCCAAAACCTAAGCCTGCTCCTGTCCCTAAGCCTGCTCCTGCCCCTAAGCCCGCTCCTGCCCCTAAGCCCGCTCCTGCCCCTAAGCCCGCTCCTGCCCCAACTGGAAATAGATCAGATGCAGGGTTAAAACCAGTGCTCATAAATGTAGGTGGCAAACAGCATGCTTATCAGTCTCCTAAAGACCCCAAGGGTCTTGTTGTTTTCCTACATGGTTGCGCCAGATCTATTTATGGAGGATGGCCACCATCGGCAAACCCCAGATTCTATGGCATGCCAGAGGATGTGTCAAGAACAAAGCAGAGTCTGAAAGCAGGGTATGCAATTTTGTATGTGTCTCCAGAGAACCAGAAGACTGGGTGCTTTTCTCAGAATGGTCCCGATCCAGATACCACCAAGGCAGTAATCAATCAGGTGAGAAGTACCTTACGCATTCAAAACAAGGCTCTTTACATTGGTGGCTGCTCTGCAGGTGGTGGGATGGCGCAGCGTCTTGTTGCCAAAGGCTTCATACAGTGCGATGGAATGTTTAATGAGAGCGCAACAACAGGAGATCCTTCCAACAAGACACCCGCTTCTCTTTGGACAGTTCTCTCGACACCAAAGGAAAAAGCAGATGCAGAAAAGAAAGCCGGGGCTCTAAGGAAGTTTGGGAAGCCAGCAGCAGTTCTCGTTTCTCCAAAGCGAAAGATAACTCCCGACTTCTACTACAATCAGATGGCTTCTATTTCTCTTGAAAACTCAAAGAAAATAGCCGACTCTCTCAGAAAGAGTGGCATGATAAATGCTGCGGGAGACGTTCTGAAAGATCCCAAGGCAAACAGGCAGTGGTATGCTGCTCTTGGGAAGGATGTGAAAATTCCAGAGACCCGGCTTTCGTTCTGGAACTCAGGTATCGCCCAAGCTATGCTAGTGGCATGGGCAGTGCACGATGCATGCTCATTGTACATGACTGCATTCCTGAAGTGGGCAGAATCCGGGTTCAAAACAGACATCAACAAACTTGGTAAAACATATGCTGCTACAAAACCAGCTTTCATAACGTTGTGATCACTTTGAAGATTTTATCTCTTTATCAATGTCATTTGCAACCTGTGTATAAAATCTCTTTGTATCGTGTGGTAGTTTGTACATTCTATGGTCACCAGTAGCACATATCTTGATAACTTCAGCAGCGGGAATAGGGTCGTCCTTCTTCTTCCCGTTGTCAAACATTGGTTTTGCCAGTTCTGTCATATTTTTCTGTACTGGAAGAGGAAAGTATGGGATGTGGTACACATCATCGTACACATCAGCCTGTTCGGCCAAATATTCATTCCTGAACTTCTTCAAATCTTGCGATACATCTTGCCCAGTGACGGAATCTTTGTGTTTTACGACATTCTTGTCGGGGTCATACTTGATGACCTGTTGTTCGGCCTTTGTTCCGCGCGTATATTTGAACAGTATCGCAGGAATCTGATGAGGATCTGCGTGTCGAATTTCATTGATACACTCCTGGTTGTTGATGACATCATATATTGCCCCAACAATTGTCTTATCAGGTACCGTAAGATTGATGGTGATGTTTTGGTGAACAGAATTATCTACATTTTGATTGACAACACCAACATTACCGTGAATAGTGTTGAGTGAAGTTTTTACATCGCGGTCGTAATCTTCCTTGAAGACAAACTCCTTGACTTCTAATACCATTGTATGACCGCAAGACACTTTCTTATGCTTACTAGCATTACCACGATCACTGGTCTTGTATCCGCAGCCACAAATGTGATACGGAATTTTGTGTGTTTCAACCATTGCCATTTACTCATAATATTTGTTTAAATTAATAAAATAAAACAAACAACTACAAGTAGTCAAAATATACGGTGATATACTACAAGTAGTTAAAATATACGGTGATATACTACAAGTAGTTCCTTATTTTTTTTTTTTTTTTTTTTGAAATTAGTTTTCATAGACAAAGTTCACTTGATTAACGACTTGCAAAGTCATGGAACAATGCTCTTGTCTCGGCACAGTTTATCACAGTCTCTTTCCCAATACTGGCATCCATACAACCATGTTCTCTCAGCATGGTTTTTAGGTCATTTTCGTCCTTCTTGATGTTTGTAGAATAGAAGCACATTATTCCAGTTTTGGAAAAGGTAATTTTGCCTCGGCGAGTGCCTTCTGGATTTTGGGAACAGCACTTTTTGTCGATATATCTTTATATCGACAAAAGTGATTTGCTAAATGATTACGCACAACGAGAGCCGTTCCACTTGGTTGGGGGGTTGCAGACGCACTTGTTGTCCGATGCGCGGCGAATCTGTCCTGGTTTGCAGCCACTGGATGACGAGCCGCCGCCCGATGAGCTTGATTTGCCACCTCCGGAAGACCCTCCGCTGCACTTGGAGCCGTCCCAACTGGTTCCAGGAGCGCAGACGCATTTGTTGTCCGATGCGCGGCGAATCTGTCCTGGTTTGCAGCCACTGGATGACGAGCCGCCGCCCGACGAGCTTGATTTGCCACCTCCGGAAGACCCTCCGCCGGTTGTGCATCTTTTCTCGGAGTTGTTCCACCTCAGCCCACGAGAGCTGTCGCACATGCACTTGCCGTTTTTCCAGATCTTCCCATCTCCGCAGATGCATGTGTTGCCAACTGCTACACGGCCACTGGTGCAAGTGAACAGTTTTCCGGATTTGCTGTCCTTGCCGCGATACTTTTGATACCAGTTCATCGACCGTTGGCACCACCCTCCCCACTTACCAGAAGGGACCATTGTAGTCTCATTGGGGCATACGCCTCCAGATGGTCTCACGAACTTGGAACCTGTCTTTTGTTGGTACTTCTTTGAACCATCGTCAAACGCGCGTCCGGTCTTCCAGTCGACGCCCTTTGCCTTGGCTTCTGCTTTGCGTTTTTCCAGAAGCTTTTTCTGAGCAGATTTTCCAGCAGCACTTGATGTCTTGACACATTCCTGTCCATTATGAATGAACCCTGCCGGGCATGCTGCTGTAGATGTTGCTGGTGAAGAGTTACCCCCCTTCAAGTTCGGGTATGCTCCCTTGCATTGCATGCACTGGCGAATCCCGCCATCAGGGTCCCCCCAGTTTAGTCCAGTATCTTTCCAACCATCCCTGCATTTCCATGTTGCCCCGCCATCGGGTGTCTCTCTTGGTCTGTACAAGCAATCATACGATGTCTCTTCGTCCATATTGCCATATGTTTCGATTGCAGGTTCGTCCTCCAGTGCGTTCAAGCCATCTACAACCCCCAAGTCATATCCCTCATCGATGGCCGCTGAGCAATCGCATTTTTGAGTGTTCTTGTTCCTCCATAAGTATATCGTGAGTGCTAGAAGAGCTGCTATTACAATGAACAAGAATACGCGCATTTATATGCTAAGAAAATATAAAATTTTACACAGATGTCATGAAATCATGAGTCATGACTTCTGCAACAGTGAGGCGAGAAATGGGATTTGGATCAAGCATGCCTCGGAGGAGACTCTTAAACTTTTCCGAGCGGTTCTTGAGCTTGTCTACTTCGTCCAGCATATCGGGGTCTTCCAGATACCGCATCATCTTCTTGGTTGACATATCAGGGACTGCATTTGTCTTAGTGGCGATGGAAAAAAGAGTTATGCCAAGGGCATAGATGTCCACTGGCTTTCCCACCGTGAACTTTGCCTCATTGTCTCTGTGAAAACCCTTGATGACTTCTGGCGAGAGGAAAGCCAATGTTCCCATAAGTTTAGAAGTGGTAATGTAATCCTCTTTTTCGGCAAACCCGAAATCACACAGCACAAAGTTGCAGTCGCTGTCCATCATAATGTTTTCTGGTTTGATATCCCGATGAACAACGTCCTTGTCATGCATGTGCTTGATTGCCCCGCAGATGTCATTCAGAATGACCTTAAGCGTCTTTTCCTTGAGTAGCCCTTCGTTGTTCATGGTATAGTTGAACAAATCTGCCTCATAAAATGGCATGACAATGTGGGCTGATGCCGCGCTGTGATAGATAGCACTTGCCTTCATGATATTAGGGTGGTCCAGTGAATTCATCATGTTGTACTCTGCCAACATAATAGCCGGGCCCTTGGGCGTTGTCGACATCTTTATCGCCACCTTTTCCCTTGTTTCAATATTGATGGCAGACCACACCTCACCAAAGGTGCCCTTGCCAATCTTGGCTTTCAGGCGGTAATCCGAGAACAGTTCGACGGTGTGCTTCATTTTTAATTGTTTGGTATATTATTTTGTCTTGACAAAACACAAATAGACATTTTCCACTCCTGGGTCAAATGACAGCAACATTTCCAGTTTTCAAATCTTTGGGGGTGTTGTCATCACGGGAAGTTTTCTTTAAAAGACCCTTGAGAGCCTTCCTGTTGATAGGGCCCAGGCCTACATATCTGCGTCCAAGGTCCTTTATCACCTCATCTGAATCCTCGCCGGCCTTGCATCTCTTGGTAAATTCCTCGGACACATTTTTCCACTCAGCGTTAACATTTGGCCTTGCAGCTGGTTTAGATGGTGTTTCGGATGGAGTATCGGGGACGTCCGGTATATCTGGAACAGATGGTGGTGTTGGGTCTTTGTTTGGGCTTGGGTCCACGTCCTTTACATCTGCGCCCAGGAAAGTTTTACTGAAATCATAAGGTTTCTGTTTGATGCCAGATGTAAATGGATTTGCTCCTTGACCTGGGCCTGGTTGGTCTCTGTTTGTTGACCAGAATCCTACGTATGTCATCCAGGGCGTTTTCTTGAAGAAGTCGTATACTTTCTTGGCATCTGTAATTCTGAACACCTCGGACTGGACATCGTTTACGCCAATCATAGGTATGGTGCCTATTTTTGGTGCACCAAATCCTGCCGAAAGAACTTGTGTGCGCAAGTGTTCGCACGACATGATTACATATGTTCCCATTCGACCTTCTGGTTCGGGGGCAGCAGAGTCGCCAAAGTCCATTGACATGCCATTGAACGACTCGATTACCACATTGTTCTTTCGTGCGTTCTGGACCAGTTGTTCTCCTGCAAGAGCAAGACCCGTGGGCAACACTGGTAGACAGTATGTAATTTGAAGTTTTGGATACTTTTGGTTCAGGATTGCGATTGCCTTGTTGCGTCTGTCTACCCCATCTGCGTTGGCAACTGCGCCTCCTTCGATATCAAAATCAATGCGATTGAGCGAGTACAGTTCAATTACCCTACTGTATTCTGCCACGAGAGTATCCAAGTTTTCGATTGCATCTGCAAGTTCAATTCCATTGGCGCCGCCAAAAGATACAGAAACATCGCCGCCCGTTGTCCTTATTTGGCGGACCTGGTCCAACATGTGCTGGGTGCCGAGGGGGATGACTCCTGCCCAGCTTGCTTTGTTATCGCTGTCTGCGGTGATGAAAGCGAGAGTAAAAAACTTGAGACCACTTGCCTTGCTCACAGCGGGTAAATCAGGCGTGGGAAACGCGCACGCGTCCACATATGGTGCAATGTTCTTTGCCCCCCAAGAGCCACGTTTGTCCAGACTAGGATCCTTCCCCACGAGTGGAAGTATCTGTTTGTATTTTAGTTTGTCTGGGAGCGTTTCCTTCCCCCCAAAACCCATTGTCTTTGTTGTCTTTGCTGGGATTTTTTGGTTCCAGTCCTTTGGCTGGAAGGTGCATTTGGTTCCCTTGCAAGTCACGTCGCCCTCCGACATCCAAGTGAACTCTTCATTTGCAGGAAAGTCAAAAGTGGCGCTCCACTGCAGAACGTCATAATCATTCTTGTTCTCCAGAGTGAACACTCCGTCGTACCCCCCGCTCCATGATGATGTTTTTGAAACTGTCATCACCAGATTTGTCTTAGGGACCACTGCCATGTTTTGTAATACTTAAGATAACATCCAAATTAGGATATTTTAACGTGTTCTTGTTTGACCCAGGTTTCTGCGTTGTATATAACTGTTGCTTCTGTTTTCTTATTGTAAACATGAAGTCGTTTTCTTTCCAGGGGTATACCATAGATGCAGGACAGAGTGCGCGCGAAAATGACATTCTCACGTTGTCAGCGTCTTGCAGCGACATGTGGCTCCACGCCGAGGGTGTCGCGGGAAGTCATGTGTTGATTAGAAATTCAGAAAATGTTACCAAGGACGTCATACGATACGCAGCTGAACTCGCAGCCAAGTTGTCAAAAGCCCCCGTGGGGAACTCCAGCGTAATTTACACGAATGTTTCGAATGTGGAGAAAAGGAAGCGTGCTAAACCTGGGGAAGTTGTTGTGGAAATCTTCGAAAGAATACTTGTTCGCAATGATATTTAAAATATTTGTTTATGTAAAATGGATTTGAAATCTCGAGAACTCATAAAGGAAAGGCGCAGGCGTCAGTTACAGGAACAACAGCTTGCCTCTCGAGGCCGTGCTTTCCAAGCAAGAAGAGACAGCAGACCAATGCCCATGATGTTAGATGCACGGGCAAAAAAAACTGCTGTACCACGGCGTGTTCCGGAAACAAGGTTGCAGAAGCCCGCCGCCCGTCCCGTTGGCATCAAGAAAGTTGTTCGCGAAACCATAAAAAATAACAAAGGGGGTGTGTATGCAATAATGAAGAAAAGCACCATTCAGACCAGGGCATCTTCTTGTTCCAAAGTGTATACTGCAAAACAAGAAGGTGCAATTTGCTGGTTTGCAGCCGTGTTTACTACTCTTTTTTATAGTCAAAACATGCGCATAGTTGTCAAGGCACACGCTCAGCGTTTGATCAGGGATCCCGCTTCTCGTGAGATTTCGCTTGCGATGCTTGAGATACTGAAAGGTTACGAGACTGGTAAAGTTTCAAGTCGCGTCGTTAACCATATGCAACCGCGTCAATTTCTGATGGACCTCCGGAAGGCGCGACCTGATTACTTCTCCAGTATGCTGAACGGGACGGACGAAGCGCATTACGCTCCCTATCAGCACGCAATGTTAGCATTCCTAAAAGTGCCTCATCTGTCTATTGGAGTTGTAAATGGCAAGTTGTTGTATTCTGGTTTCAACGTTGATCTTCCTCTTGACTCTAATTTATGGGCGCGGTCCATGCAGACAATGGGTATCCGAGGTGTGTTTATAGACACCAACAAACCAGCAGTATTGATGTTCCACCGTGATTCTGGAGAAGATTATGTGCAGACTCTGATAAAAGTTCCTACTCCGTCACTCGGAACTGTTGCGGGTTACAATCCCAATGCTCACGCGCCCGTTATCAAATACAATGGTGTGATGTATATCCTGGATTCTTGCATCATTGGAGCTGAATTGCGAACACAGGCATGTAGTATTGCCCATGCGATTGCTGGTGTCACTTGCAACGGCGAACGATATGTTTACAATGGTTGGACGGCCAAGTCTGCAGACCCCGCAATGGCGGGTTCCTCTTCTGTTATCCGTGATATGCCGTGCGCGCTGGGAAAATACAATTGGGACCAAAATAAATCTTTCTGCATTAACACTGGGGCGTGCCGTTTCCAAAATTCCCGACCAAATCAAATTGGGCGCGAACTGTGTTTCAATGCAGTTGCAAGGTCGTCCGTTACATATATCCGTGCTGACATTGCAAAGAAAGGAGGAGTCAGAAAAGTTGCAAGACTTGTAAAGCGGTGATATCACATGATCTTCTGCCACGTGCGGCCATATGCTGACTTGCTTTTGTAGTTTTCCCACGCCTTGAAAAATTCCTTCAGTTTGTGCCACATTCTTTTTAACTCTACCAAATATTTTATCATTTTTTATTTATGTAACGTTTACACCAGGGTAAAATGACATACATATCGACGCCAAGTTAATTTAAGGAACGCAAAGAATTGAAACAAAAATTTTCTCTGATGTTCTCAAGCACCAAGATGCGGATGAATGTTATCAAGCGTGATGGTTCTGTCGAACCTGTTAGCTTCGACAAGATTATGACTCGCATTTCTCGTCTGTGTTGGCCCGAGAATGGAAAGCCATCACACAAGGGCTCTCGTGCGCAGAATGGCCTGACTGTTGACATCTCCCGAATTGTTGCCAACATCTGTGCTTCAATTGTCGACAACATCACTACAGTCCAGCTCGATGACCTCACCGCTGACAAGGCTGCCTCACTTACTACTCTGAACCCCGACTATGGCATCCTGGCAGCTCGGATTGCTATTTCCAACCTGCAGAAGCAGACTTCTGACAGCATTGTTGATACATATGCAAAACTTGAGCACCTCCTGAGCGATGAGTTCATGAACCTTGTCCGCACGTATGGTGACAAATATCAGGGGTTTATTGACTATGATCGGGACTTTGACTTTGACTACTTTGGTTTCGCCACTATGCAGCGTTTGTATCTGACCAAGGTCGGCTCTAAAATCATTGAGCGCCCCCAGCACACCTATCTGCGTGTTGCCATTGCGCTCTGGGGTTCTGACATCGAACGCGTGAAGGAGACATATGACGCTCTTTCCCGACGCAAGTTTACCCACGCGAGCCCCACTCTCTTCAATGCTGGCTTCAAGAAGGCAAACCTGGCAAGCTGCTTCCTGGTTCACTGCAATGACTCTCTTTCCGACATCTTCAAGTGCCTTGGAGACGTTGCCCAGTTGTCCAAGTATGGTGGCGGCATTGGTCTCCACATGAGCGACATTCGCGGGCGCGGGGCTGAGATTCGTGGAACCAATGGTGAGTCCGATGGCATCGTGCCTATGCTGAAGGTGTTTGACACCACATCTGCCTACGCCAACCAGGGTGGACGCAGGAAGGGGTCCTTTGCCGTGTATCTGGAACCCCATCATCCCGACATCATGGACTTCCTGCTCCTCCGTCGTAACCAAGGTGAGGAGAGCCTGCGCGCCCGCAACTTGTTTTACGCAATGTGGGTCAATGACCTATTCATGAAGCGCGTGGAGACTGATGCCCAGTGGTCTCTACTTGACCCTCACGAGTGCCCTGGCCTGTCTGATGTATATGGCAAGGAATACGAGGAGCTTTACACCAAGTATGAGTCTGAGGGGAAGGCAAAGCGTGTGGTGAAGGCTCGCGATGTCTGGAACACGATGGTCACCACTCAGATTGAAACGGGTATGCCATATGTCCTCAACAAAGACAGTGTCAACGCCAAGAACATGCAGTCTAATGCGGGTACCATCAAGGGCAGTAACCTCTGCGCGGAAATCATTGAGTACACATCGAAGGAGGAGACTGCCGTGTGTGTCATCGGTAGCATCGTGCTCAAGAACTATGTCAAGAATGATGCTTTCGACTTTGAGGACCTCCGCAAGCACGTCAAGGTTCTCACGAAGAACCTGGACAGGAGCATTGATGTGATGGCATATGCGGTTCCCGAGGCAGAGACTAGCAACAAGCGTCGCCGCCCTGTTGGTGTAGGTGTTCAGGGTCTGCAGGATGTGTTCTTCCAGCTGAAGATGCCATTTGACTCTGAGCAGGCTCGCAAGCTCAATCGTGAGATCTTCGAGCACATTTACTTTGCTGCTGTTGAGGCATCTTGCGAGCTCTCTGATGAGCATGGCCCCCATCCCACCTTTGAGGGGTCTCCTGCCAGTAAGGGTATCATGCAGTATCATCTCTGGGATGTTACACCTCAGACTGCTCTGGACTGGGCGGGCCTCGAATCGCGTGTCAAGAAGGGCGTGAGGAACTCTCTGACGACTGCTCTTATGCCTACCGCATCTACTGCTCAGATTTGCGGGTCTGTTGAGGCAGCCGAGCCCATCACTTCGAACATTTACAGCCGTCGCACTCTCGCTGGCGAGTTCCCCGTTGTCAACTCTTACCTTGTTCGCGAGCTCATTGCCCGTGGGACTTGGTCCGAGGCAATGAAGAACCAGATTATTGCCAACGGAGGGTCTATCCAGAAGGTTATTGGCATCCATCCCGATGTCAAGGCAGTGTACAAGACATCGTGGGAGATCTCTATGAAGACAGTTATTGACCTTGCTGCTGACCGCGGTGCCTTTGTCGACCAGACGCAGAGCCAGAACCTGTTCCTGGCCACTCCTACACTGAAGTCTATGACATCTATGCTGTTCTACGCATGGAAGAAGGGTCTTAAAACACTAATGTATTACTGCAGGTCTAAGCCAGCAGCAAATGCCATTGCAGTTACTGTTGATGAGTGCATTGCTTGCTCTGCATGATAATAAAAATATGGCGTACTTATATAAAATATGAGAAAGTTACCTCATTGGACTATAGCTGCTTTTGCTGCGATTGGTCTGTTCCTTGGCATAATTACAGGAATTGTAAACAAGCAAATCAATCTTTACATTCACAGAAAGTTCCCTCGAGACGGTCCTCTCATCACAGGTCTATCTTTGGTAGTACAATTTGCCATCATAATAGGCGTATTGATGATAGCTGCAACATTCCTTCCATTTATAAATCCTGATGATCTTGGTGGCGGCGTAGCAAGCTTCGCCTTTGGCAACCTTTATTTCACGAGCCAGGTTCACTTTGTTACAGAAATCACCAAGTTTGTCGACGAGAGATTTGATGGTCTTGAGAGATACAAAGACAAACTGTGATAATATCGACAATCTCTGAAAGTAGTCAAACACACCGTAATAACCCATATGTTTGTAAAGAGATATCTAGACAAAAAGGCTGCCAATGGCGCAACAGTTTACAGAGTTGGTGTCAATCACCACATCGTATTCAACGACTACCCAAGCCTTAAAAACATTTCACCTGCTCTGTGCGGCAGGGAGATAACAAACAAAACGCTGCAAGGAGAACTTATATCCAGCCCGTATGTGTATAAATTTCCAAAGGTTGATATCGCAATCATTGGAACTCATGATGATTATTTTTGCTATCATTTTGGCCGACTTCTTGCCGAGAAAGTACCTTATATAGCATATCCAAAGACGCAGCATGAAAAATTTGGCCGTGTGTTCAATGGAACGTATGAAGAGATGTATGACGATGGGGAGTACATCATCCAGCACATCAAGTGATTTTCTTGGTGATGTGTTTGATCGTAAGGAAGAAACCGAAGTTACCAAATGCAGACACAGTGAAAACAACGTCAACTGGATCCCCGGAGTTGAGATACTGTTCGTACGGCTCCCATGATGCATTTGAAATCTTGCAAACAATGTCAGACCATGAGTTGTTTTCGGCTGCGTATTTTAGAGGAGAGAAATCCGATTTGCCACTGTTTTTGATGTAATTGTGAAGAAGCAACAGGTTGCCCTTGTTCCCGTCGGCAAGAGAAATGTCCAGGCGGATGTATTTGTCATACACCGGCCGCACCACGAGGCAATTCTTGAACGGTATTTCTATTGACTTCTCATCATACAATAGCTGAAAGTATTTGCCACGTTTCTTGGATTTCAGCAGAGAAGCATCCATATATTTCTTTTACATTATAAATTGCGTATATTGACACAAATTTATACTTAACTGTGGTATGTTCTGTATTTGTATGATGTTTC